TTTTTGTTTATAAATCCAATACTAGTATTATATAATTTTTCTTCTTCATAAACAATAAATTGGTCTGGTGGATATTTTGTTAAAGCTATATATAAATGTTTATCTTTGTTTAATTCTAAATTTTTATCATTATAATGTTGTTTGCATCTATTTAATATACCCCATTTACATATATATTTTCTAGAATAAGTATGGCTGAAAGTTTGTCCAATATATGATTTATTTTCTGGTATACAATAAATTCTGTATATTATACCATACACTTCATTTAATTCAGTTTTCTTTTCATCTCTTTTTTTAGGTGGATAAGTTTTTTTCAATAATTCATCAAGTTTCATTTTATAATAAAAACTATTTCTTTAAATTTATTATCTTCGTAGAAATTAGCTACTAATTTCATCAGCGTTAAAACTTTTTGCAATACTTAAATTAAATCTTAATGTTTTTCCTTTTCGTATAACGACTTCTTGAGCCATCATACTACCAGAATGTAAAGTTGGCTGTCCGTAGCCACCATTATTTTCATAATGGACTAGACTGTATCTTAAGCAGATTCAAGCTGATTAAACTATCATTATCTACCGACACCCGTGCGGTCGTTGAGGAAGGATCTTATTCTATCAAAACGAACTTAGATTCTTTACCCGCGGATTGCCCAATTCTTAACGTTTTTACTATGCCTGAGGTCATTATCCTAGGTATTATATATAGTTTCCCATATACAAGTAGTAGTTAAGACTTAAGGGTGTTCCCGTCATTATAAGGTGTCTTGCCCTAATATAAAATGGACTAGGTAGTGTCACACTGTTTATCCCAATCTGGTTGGGCAGCTACCTGTTTTAACTCACATATTTATCCTATATATCGATTTTTAGGATTAATATTTCGGGTTAAGCAATAAATAATCTCCGTCCATAAGCTTACGTTCTACTATATCACCAATATTTAAATGATAAACTCTTTTTTCGGGATATTTAATATCTTTTATAAATTCTCCATTTCTCTTTAATCTATCACCTGGTTGTAACATATCTTTACCATTTGTAATAGTCATTTCAATTTCTTTACCAGTTTCATGATCCTTTCGAATAATTATATCACCATGATTTAAACTAGTTCCCCTGAAAAACAATTTATGTTCTAAATTAATTCTTGTATTTCCATTATCTTTTAATACATAATTCGCTTTCCCATCATTAACCAATTTCGTAAGATAATCAATATTATAATTTGTTACTTGCACAGGTATTGTTAAATTACTAGCCATCTCCGGTGGAACTGCTAACTGACCCATTCGCAATGTTGGATCCGGACCAATAACAGTTCTACCACTTTGTTCGCATCTTTTCTTAATATACTTAACCATATTTTATTCTTACACACAAGAATAAAACTTAGGTCAAATAATTATGGACTATACCTTAAGCCTTCATCGAGTTTACCAGACTCTCAGACCCACTACCGTCTAGTCTCTGAACCTTCTCCATATCTTTGTATAACAGACTTAGGAGCTTGGCTGCTGATTGTCTCAATCCTTTTTCAAGGAATAATTTTAATAATTATTACGTTATCCTCGTTATTATACAAGGTGTTAATATAATATTTCTATTATATAACCGTATATTAAAATTGATAAGATTTCCCAGCAGTTTGGAAGTGTTGCCAAATAAATTTCATTTGACTAGGTGATTATATCTATTACTAGGAGGAAATTACAATGTTATTCTATTAAGGTATTTTCCTCAACCTTAATAGCACTCACCTGTTATGAGCAAAAGTTTACCCATTAAATTCGTTCTCAATAACCCATCTTTCAATTTGGGCCGTAATCCAGTTTATAATTTGTTCTTTATATTTAATAGCCATTTTTAATTTTACTTAGCGGCTATTTATAAAAAATCAATTTTTTTAAACTGATATTACTAATTTAACCATATTATATAAAATAACTTAGGTTAAACTTTATATGGACTATACCTTAAGCTATCATAGAGAATGACTAATTCTCTCAAACCCACTACCGTCTAGTCTCTGAACCTTATCCATAGACTTGTCATATCGTCCTTAGGATCTTGGATGCGGATCGTTTGGTATTGTTTTCACAATTTTTTGTTGGTTTTTACAAAATCAACGCCATTACGCGAGGACCAATATTTATATTTCTATAAATAAAGTTGTACAACAAAATTAACCAAATATTCCCGCAATTTGGAAGTGTCGCCTAAAAGAAAATTAAATAATTTCCTTAAAAACTAGGTGATTATATCTATGATTTGTTTTAAACTGTTTTTCTTATTAGGAGAACAAACACCCTAATAAGCAGTCACCTTTTGCGAGCAAAGATGTTTACCCGTTAATCTTTCTTTGAGTCCCTTTATAACTCGACCATTTGTTGAATGCTTCGCTTTGCCGCTATTGTGAGTCACCGTAAAATCTCCTAATAAAAATCTATGATTTTTATCAATAACAAATCCGTTATATTTTCCATTACCAATAGATTTCACAGTTATTGATGATGATAAAGTATCTAGAATTGGATTATCCATTATTTTTTTTCTTTTTAAAATGACAGGAATTTTATCTATATTATACCCGCTTATATGTATTAAATATTTTTGACCATGTCTCATTTCACCATTTGTAATTTTCCATTTAGTATCTTGTTTTGTAATTGAAGTTTGATATCCCAATGATGAAGCTATTATTTTTACTTGTTCAATTAAGTGCTTTCTGCAACTTGTTTGTGAAATTTTATATGCATTTCTTGCTTTAAATCCATCAGTATCTATAAACCCTGCTAATAATTTCATACGAGTTTCTTCATCATTATATATATAATCATCAGGAATATGTTTATTTTCGATTAACTTGTATTTACTTAACAGATATTTAAATGGATTTATATGTGATTTATCATTTCCAATATTTAATTTAGATTTTAGACCAAAACAAATATCTGGTCTGAAATTAATTTCATTTTTTACAAATCCTTTATCACCCTCTTTTAAATTTTTTTTATGTAGTACAATTTCACAATTAATAGTTTCAGCGTACTTTTCCCAATAATCAATTAATTCTGGATCTTCACTTGTGAATCCTGCGCCATTGCTATTCCCATCTCCAAGCCACATACCTAAAATATATGGATCAATTAAAACTTTTTTACTTTCCCATTTAATACTTTTACACAATTTAAAACCAATTAGATTTTCTTTTACATTTTTAGAAAATTTTGTGTAATCTTTAATTTTAATATCAAATATATTTGAAGCATCTATAGTGTCAGAAAATTCTTCCATTTTTATAAAAGCTTCTTCTCTAGTTAATGTTTCCGATATTTGAATATTTTTGACTTTCTGTTCTAAACCATTAAAATAATACATAACCCATTTTCCATTTGTATAATCTTTAGAAGGTTTTTGCCAAATTATTTTTTTATGTCTTTTATGTTTTAATGTTAAATAATGATTGCTATTAACAACATATTTTTCACCCGATCTCTGTTCAACTTCAAACATTTCATCTTCACCCGAACATGTTGATTGTACTATTCTTTTTTCACCGTCATCACCAATCAATTCATCTCCATATTCAATTTCGTCTGCTCTTTTAAAACCTCCTTCCCACATTAATACTGGTGTATCAGGTGCTAAACACGAGTTGTTATAAAAAGTTGCAATTCTAAATTTTAAACTTTGTAAATATTTTTGTCTCTTTGTTTCAGACACTGGGACTCCTTCCTCAATTTTCAAATGATTATTTGCCTTTATAATTTCCACTAACTGAATAGTCAAATCATCATCGCAAATATTACTTTCGCTTATAATATAAGGCCTGCAACAATTATGACAAATTAGATTTTCAACACAATAAGAATTATCTTTGTTAACTTCAAAATTATATACTTTAATATCCTTTACAGAAGTTGTTTCTTTTTTTGTTATTTTAAACCATATATAATCATCTTCAATTAAGTAAATGTTTAAATCTTTTGTTCTTTCTTTAACAATAACCATCTTATTATTATGTATTCCCGCTAATTTTCCAAGTTTCATATATAATAATTGAACAGAAAATGTTAAATCAGTTGAAACTGTTTCAAGTTGTATTTGGTTTCTTGTATGGTTATGATCGTCTGTTTTACAATATCCATCTAAAAAAGATTGAATATATTCTTTTGGAGCATCTTGAACCCAAGAAGGAATCTTTTTATTTTGTCCTAAATCACCAAATTCTTTAAAGATATTCCATAGAATAATGTTATAGCAATCAAATGTTTGAGAAGAACCACCAGTATCTACTTTACATGTAATATTCAACTTGTTTAATAGTCCTGAAACAAATTCGGTATCCTTGTCATGTAAAGATAAATAAAATCTACCTTTAAGGTTAAGCCACCCATTACGTACATAATATCCTAATAAAACCCATTCATCGTGGTTGTTTAATATTTTAGATGTATTTGTATTTTCAAAATTAAATTCTGGTATAATACTTTTAGTATTTCTTTTCATACCAATAAAATGATTCGAGTTTAAATCTCCTGCATCAACCCATTTTGCTTCTCCAATTTTCTTTTCTTTATAATATTGCGATTTTCCATTTATTAATTTAGACCCTGATACAATATTAATTTCTTTCACATAGAAAGGATGTTCAGGAGTACATGAAATAATATTTGGATGATAAGCGGTTTTCATATTAATCATATCTCCTTCATATTGTTTAACTTGGAAATCATTTATTTTTTGAAATTTTCCAGTATGAGTATACAACAAGTCATCTTTTGCAACATCTTGAATATATTTATACCCATTATTTGTTAAAATTAATGTATTTTCAACAAAACAGGTCGGGATAACTGGAAATACAGTTAGAATTAAATTCTTAGGTTGCATTAAATCCGGATTAAACCCTAATAATTTAACATCGTCGACACTGATATTATCAAAGATATTTTTAATTTCGTCAACAGGTAAAACTATACTAATTTTACTTTTTTCTTTGTCACGTTGTTTATATACCATGGCAATAGAATTGTCAGTCGCTGTATATTTAATATCCGGTTGTGGTTGTGTACAATGAGGACACATATCTATCTTCTCGAGTTTTTCTAAGATCTTATTAAATCTTTTAACTCCTAACAATCTATTCAAATTATTTAATGTAATTTGATCTTTAGTTATAAGTAATTTGAAACATTTTATACAAAAACACCTAAGAAAATCCACGACTCTTTTGTAATGTAACGGATGTACTATACACTCGTTTAAGTTTATATATCCAAAATGACCAGGACAATGCCAGACTGAAGAAAGGCACGTTTCACATTGCTTTCCATTCTCAATTGTACCCATTCTTGGGTCATAAACAGTACCGTAACCAGTATTTTTGTCGGAACCACAAAGTTTTGAACTGTTAACCTCGCAAACAGCCAATCTTTTTATCTCTTCGGCAGAATATATACCGAATACAATTTCATCAATTTCCCGTACATCTCTATTATCATTTGTATTTTTCTCCATATGCTAATTTTTTAGTGTAAATTTTTAAATAATATTCAATTTTAAATTTAATACATGTGTTAAATAATCATAAAGGATTCGATTTTTTTAATACAGCTCAAATAAATAGTATTTATAATATAAATGGAAAAAATTTCAAAACCTGACTTCAGTTTCTCTGATGTCAGGTACTAAACATGAACAAAACAGAAATATGATAGTATTACACCCAGATTTTTTAGAATGAGACATCTGGGTGTAATATTACACTTAATAAAAACATTATTGTTCTTTTAATCAATTTTTAGTAAAATTATTAAAAATAATTCTTTAAATAAAAATATGTCTAAATCCCGTAAAAAAGATTCAGTTAGAAATAGAAAAACAGATAGATGTAAGTCTAAATCTCGTAGAAAGTCTAAATCCCGTAAAAAAGGTTCAGTTAGAAATACGAAAACAGGTAGATGTAAGTCTAAACCTCGTAGAAAGTCTTGTAAAAAAGGTTCAGTTAGAAATATAAAAACAACTGGTCCTCCATGTTTAGATAAATCAATTAAAGAAATTGCAGGTTTAGACCCCGAATACAAATTTAAAAGCGGAAAATATAATATAAAAAATTTTAAATTTAATATTTTAGATGGAGATTTTTTTGGAGCTAAGTGCTATCACTTAAAATAGTTTTTAATTGTATTTAAAGAGTATTTTTTGTCAAATAAATTATTATATTAGAAAAATAAAATTGAATTTTTAACATTCACATATAAATTATATTTGT